ATTACAGGCTGGCTTTACAGACTTTCATTACTTACGTCCTATCTGGGCTAAGACTACACAGAAAGATGCTCTATTGGGTATTGGTATGACTGGTATTGGTTCAGGTGAGATCTTGAAGTATGACTTGGAGATTGCTGCTTACATGGCTAAGCAAGTTAATCAATTGATTACAGAGAAGACTGGCATCAATGAAGCAGCTCGTATCACTTGTGTTAAACCATCAGGTACAACATCACTAGTATTAGGTACTGCATCAGGTATCCATGCTTGGCATAATGATTATTATCTACGTACAATGCGCTTCAACAAGAATGAAGACATTGCTGTGTACTTAATGAAGAATCACCCTGAGCTATGTGAAGATGATGTTCTACGTCCTACAGACACTGTATGTGTACGTATACCAGTGAAAGCACCAGAAGGATCTATCCTACGTACAGAGACAGCAATTGATACATTAGAACGAGTTAAACATTTCTCTACTAACTGGATCAAGTCTGGACATATCAATGGTGACAACACTCACAACGTATCAGCTACTATCTCTATTGACGCTAATAGAAAATACTACGATAGACATGATTCAACATCACTTATTAATGAATTCTTAGAAGGTCCAATGAATGAGTGGGAAGTAGTTGGTCAGTGGATGTGGGAGAATCGTGAGTCTTACAATGGATTGTCTGTACTACCTTATTGGGGTGGAACATATCAGCAAGCTCCATTTGAAGACATCACTGAAGAAGAGTATAATAAACGTATTGTAACATTAAAAGAACTAGATTTAACAAATGTCACAGAACAAGACGACACAGTTGACTTTGGTCAAGTTGCAGCATGTGCAGGGGGAGCCTGTGAAATCCAATTTTAAACCATTCACAAGTGAGTTCCTCGCAAGTCGAGGAGCTTGCTGTGGAAATGGGTGTAAGAACTGCCCTTATGAGCCCAAGTTTACCAAAGGCAGTAAGACTTTGAAACAGTAGTGTTTTGAATTTTGATTGTGAATTTAGTGCAAATAGCCTAGGTGTTTTACGTCTAGGCTATTTTATTTTTAATGAATTATTAGTATCTTTAACTGAACAAAAAATATATTGAAATGGCAAAAAAACAAGAAGTGAACACTGGAAAATCTAAATTCCAGGAGGCATTGGACGCCCTTAACAAAAAGTATGGTGAGGGTAGTGTACTAGCGTTGGGTGATAAGAATCACAACAACTATGATCTTATATCTACAGGATCAATTGCATTTGACCACATCGCTCTAGGTGTTGGTGGCTTTGTTAAAGGCAAACTTTATGAGCTTATTGGCTGGGAGGGTTCAGGTAAATCAACTATCTGTGGCCACGCTGTTGCTAACTGTCAGAAAGATGGTGGTAGAGTGTTGTACATAGATGGCGAGAATGCTGTAGATCCTAACTATTTCACTGCGCTAGGTGTAGATATCAATGAGATGTTAATTGCTCAGCCATCTAATGGCGAGGAGGGTTTCCAGATTGCATTTGATATGATTAACACTGGAGAGATTGATCTAGTTATCATTGACTCAGATTCATCATTGATCCCTAAGAAGATTATTGATGGTGATGTAGGCGAGGCTAGCATTGGTCGTAAGGCTAAGCTTAACAGTGATGTCTATCCTAAGCTAAAGAACTTACTGTCTAAGCATCATACATGTGTGATTGTTGTTAGTCAATATCGTGAGAAGATTGGCGTTATGTTTGGTGATCCACGTACAACTCAAGGTGGTCATGCATTGAAGTTCTACTCAGATGTGCGTGTAGAAGTTAGCAAGACACATGCAAAAGATGGTACAGATGTCTATGGTAATATTACCAAAATCAAAACTGTAAAGAATAAGATGGCTCCGCCATTCAAAGGTGTAGAGTTTGAGATCTTGTTTGGTGTAGGTATTGATCGTATCCTAGAAATTATGGATATGGCCAATGAGTTTGAGATCCTACGTAAGTATGGTAAGACTATCACTTACAATGAAGTCAAGTATGACATTGATGAATTCAGAGGTTTGTTAGAAGATAACGACGAGTTCTTTGATAAATTGCGTCAAGATATCATTAATAAAATTAATCAACCAGATGTTCCTGCAGAGGAAGACGCTCCTGCTGTAGAGAACAACACTTTAAGCTTGTTTGAATAATGAAAGTAAACTTTAAAAAACTAGTACCAGAGGCACAGAAGCCTAAGTTTGGTAAGCCAGGAGATGCAGGTGCAGATCTTGTAGCTACATCCATTGAAACACATGGTAATCATAAATTAGTATATGGCACAGGACTTGCTGTAGAGATACCAGAAGGAATGGTGGGACTTGTTTTCCCACGTTCTTCTATACGCAGCTTTGACTTATCAATGAGTAACTCTGTAGGAGTTATAGACTCAGGGTATCGTGGTGAGATTATGGTAACATTTAATATTGTTCATACAGAATCACATACAGTTTATGAACCTTATTCAATTTATGAAGTGGGTGATCGTATTGCTCAGTTAGTAATTGTACCTGTACCATTGATACAGTATACAGAAGTAAATGAATTATCAGAAACTCAAAGAGGAAAAGGAGGACATGGAAGCACAGGTAAATAAAGAGATGGTTGATCATCCTGATCATTACCAGGGTAATAACTTTGAGGTGATTGATATCATTGAAGACTATGAGCTTGGCTTCTCTTTAGGTAATGCTATCAAGTATATCCTTAGAGCTGACAAGAAAGGTGCTAGAAAACAGGACCTGAAGAAAGCTATCTGGTACATTCAACGAGAAATTGATCGTGAAGACTTGTAGTGTAGAAGGATGTAACAACCCTGTGTGGAGTAAAGGCGTATGCAAATCTCATACATCTAGACAACCACTTGCCAGAACATCATCTATAAAGAAGAGTGTAGTGAAGAAACCTAAGGAGGTTAATCCATTACACCTTTTCTTTATGGATGTCTGGAAGAAGCGAGAACATAAATCTGAGATTAGTGGTGAGCCCTTAGGCAAGGAAGCAATGAGTACATTCTTCCATCACATACTACCTAAGAGTAAATATCCAGAACTAGCATATGATGAATCTAATATTATTTTGCTAACTTTGGATGAACATACTAATGTAGAAGCAGATATCTACAGGTATGAGGAGATTAATAGACGACGTATTCAATTATTAAACCAAATAAACCAATGACAAATCAATTCTTTTACACGCGTAAAGATGGAGACAAAGAGTACATGGACTCCTTCAACGTAAACAAAGTAATTCGCACAGTAGCTATAGATGATAACGATCTATTAGTATTGTTAGATGACATCCATGAGCGTGTTGTAGAAACACCCAACATTAATGTTAAGACTAACAAGATGATTGGCGTAACACGTAAGCGTGATGTTTACCAATCAGAGATTCACTTATCAGGTGAAGACATTGTAAGATTTAAAAACGCAACCAACATTTCTTTAATCTAATGGCAGAATTTAAAAAATTACTAGGAAACAGAATCCTTCTAGACCTTCCTAAGAAGGAAGAGGGTAAACTCATTGTAGATGAGAACACAAAGGAAGCTCTTGAGAAAGAGATGATCCAGAAGTACAAGAAGCTTAAAGTGTATGCTGTAGGTGATCTTGTTACTAATATAAGTGTAGGAGATGAACTGTTGGTAGATCCAGCAGGATTAAGCAAAGCTCCAGTAGTTCCAATTGGTGATGATAACAAGTTATTAGTTACACCATTTGATGTAATCTTAGTCTGGTAATGATCTCTGTACTCACTATAACATATCAGCGTCATCATCTTCTTGAAGAGGCTATTGAATCATTCTTACAACAAGGTGGTGAACATGAGATGGTTGTAGTTAATGATAGTCCTAAGGTAGAGTATGTGTACGATCATCCTAGAGTTAAGATCTTTAACTGTAAGGAGAGGTTCCCATCAATAGCTGCTAAGCTAGAGTGGGGATACAAGCAATGTAAATATGATTACATATACAGACTAGATGATGATGATTTAATTGGACCTAAGGGGTTAGAGATAATGGCAGAAGCTATTAACAATAATCCTGGATATGAAATATACAGAAGTAATTCTCACTATTTCTTTGTTGATAATACCTATAACAGTATGGGTGATAACATTAACAATGGTAACTGTTATACTAAATCATATCTAGACAGAATTGTTTGGCCACACAAGAGTGGTGATGAAGATGTTGATATAACATTTATGAATCGTGCCAAGATATTCTTGATACATAAAGCAACAATGATCTATAGATGGGGTATGAATACAATGCATATCTCTGGTATGGGTACATTACCAAGTGAAGAAGTATTGTCTAGAACAGATAAAGTGCTAAACTCTGAGAATGGTGTCATTGAGCTTCATCCTAGGTTCAATAATGATTATTACATCCAGCTAAGAAAGAAATATGCTTGGCATAGATAAAGAAAAAGGGAGCCAAATGGTTCCCTTTTTACTTACAAAATGAATCACAAAATCAATTGAAATGAAAACTATTTAGAGAGTCGCTTCTGCTTCATAGGAAGCATTGGGCTTTTTAATCGTTTAGGAGTGTCTGCTTCTCTCATGAAGTTATTCTTAGGAGAAGGATTCTTTACCTTAGGTGCGTTACGTGGTTTGCCAGATTTCTTAGCTTCACCAGCAGTCATCTTACTTGCAGCCATATTTACATTTCTTCATAGATGCACCTTTCTTAGCTAGCCCTTTAGCACCAGCAATACGATCAGCAGCAGTAGGCTTAGGGTTGTTATCAACACCAGCTTTTACTGACAACATACCAAATGATGTTCCTTTCTCAGCCTTCTTCATCTTACCACCCATTTTCATCTTACCAAGTGTACGCTCTTGTACTTTAGTGTAGGCACCTTTAGCGTCTACAGGACCTGCTTTTTTCATGTTCTGTGGAGCTACTCCAGCAGATACATTCTTTGCTTTACTTACCTTTGCCATAATTATTTCTTCTTTTTGATTACTCCACCTTTTTTCATAGCTCTTGGAGGATTAGCAGCAGACTTAGGAATTTTTCCAATAGAAGGTTTAGCTACTGGTCTTGGATTTGGAGCAGTTGCTTTAGGTTTATTCTTTGCTGCTTCTTGACGTCTTCTTTCTTCCTCATATTG